GTTCAACCAGATGGCATTCTCAATCGAGAAGGTCACTGTTACTGCTAAGTCAAGAGCCCTCAAGGCTGAGTACTCACTAGAGCTTGCTCAGGACTTGAAAGCAATTCATGGTCTTAATGCAGAGGCAGAACTTGCTAACATCCTTAGTACTGAGATACTTGCTGAAATTAACAGAGAAGTTATCCGTACTATCTACAAGGTTGCTGAACAGGGTGCTATTCAGAATACCGCAACTGCTGGTATATTCGACTTAGACATCGACTCCAACGGTAGATGGTCTGTTGAGAAGTTCAAGGGACTTATCTTCCAGATCGAAAGAGATGCAAACGCTATTGCACAGAGAACTCGTCGTGGAAAGGGTAACATCATCCTTTGTTCTGCTGACGTTGCTTCTGCACTAACAATGGCTGGTGTACTTGATTACACACCTGCTCTTAATGCTAACCTTAACGTTAATGACACTGGTAATACATTTGCTGGTACATTACAAGGTAAGTATAGAGTATACATCGACCCATATGCTGCTAACTTAACAACTGGTATTCCTTCATCTGCTCCAACAGGTGGTAATCAGTACTATGTTGTTGGTTACAAAGGTACTTCACCTTACGATGCAGGTCTGTTCTATTGCCCATACGTTCCTCTACAGATGGTTCGTGCAGTGGGAGAGAACACCTTCCAGCCAAAAATCGGGTTTAAGACTCGTTATGGTATGGTTGCTAACCCATTCGCTCAAGGTACTACACAAGGACTTGGTGCTCTTACAACTAATGCAAACCGTTACTACAGACGTGTTGCTGTTAAGAACCTCATGTAAGCGAGATGCTTATATTTCTACAAAGACTCTTCTTCGGAAGGGTCTTTTTTTTGTCTAAATACTTAAAAGTATATTATAATGGCAACCCCAATAGACAATAGAAATTTTTTAGCACCTACTGGTTTTAAGTTTGCCTTAAAGAGAAGTCCTGGTGTTGCTTTCTTTTGTAATGAAGCAAATATTCCAGATTTAAATCTTGGTATTGCTGTTCAACCAACTTACTTAAAGGATATTGATAGACCAGGTGATAAGATTCAATTTGGAGATCTAACAATTAGATTTCTAGTTGATGAAGATCTAACCAACTTTATGGAAATACAAAATTGGATTAGAGGATTAGGATTTCCTGAAAGTATTCAAGAATTTCGTGATTTGGAAAAAGAAGCAGTTATGCCTTCTAATTTTGGAAATAAAGAGAGAGATATCTTTTCGGATGGAACTCTTCAGATTTTAAGTAGTAATTTAATACCTAAGTTCCAAGTTAAATTTGAGGGATTATTTCCATATTCTCTTACTACTCTAACATTTGATGCTACCGATACGGACATAGAGTACTTTACAGCAGAGGCATCTTTCAAGTATACTATCTACAGTATAACCGATTTAGAAAATAAACCTTTATGAGTATTGATCTTGATAAACTTCAAGAGATGTGGGAAAAAGATGCAAAGATCGACAGAGATAATCTACACGAAGAATCATTAAACGTCCCCTCTCTTCATGCAAAGTATTTTGAACTTTATAATACTATCTTCTTATTAAGGAAGAAAGCAGAGCAACAAAGAAAGAATATCCGTCATGAACGGTATGAGTATTTTAGTGGGAAAGCAGATCCGCAAGTATACATAGATAATCCTTTTGGAAAGAAAATAAGAGATAAAGATACTATGCAAAAGTATCTCGATGCTGATGAGAAGTTATCTAATACGTCGCTAAAAATTGATTATTATGATACAATGTTAGTATACTTAGAGAGTATTCTTAAGGTGATACAGAACAGAACATATCAAATTAAGAATGCTATAGAGTTTATGAGATTTAATTCTGGGTTGGGATAATGTATATAAGAGAAAAATTAGAAGTTAAAGAATATTTTTATCCATTTGCAGAAAAAATAAATCCATATCTTTATGAAATTATTTCTAGTCTTCCATACGATTCTAGATTGGAAAGAAAAGTTACATCTCAAAAAATGGTAAGATGGATGAAAAATGATAAAATGTATATAGAAAATAAAAAATTATCTTTAATAGAAAAATGGATATCTCAAATTGTAGATAATAGTTTTGTCTATAATAAACGTGATCCTGTATATTGTTATGAAATGTGGGGATTAATATATGAAGATGAAAGTAAAATAGAAGTTCACAGTCATCCAGATTCTTTATACAGTTGTTCTTATTATGTTAATGCACCTAAAGGTTCTGCTCCATTAATCTTTACAACATCTAATCATAAAATTAAAGCAGAAAATGGTAAATTAATTGTTTTTGATGGTAGATTAGATCACCATGTACCTAGAAGTAAAATTAATAATGATGAAAAAAGATGTGTGATTGTATGTAACTATAAATGACAAATGAAAATAATTGATAATTTTTTAGATCCTTATTATTTTAAGTCACTTAAAACATTAATGCTATCAAAGGAATTGCCTTGGTCACTAGCAACAAGTGTTTCTGAGGAAAATAAAAATGATGGTATATATCTTACTCATATGTTTTATTTTAATCAACCTAAGAGTTCGTTTATAGAATTAATAAACCCTCTTATTCAAAAGATTCCTTATGATCCTAATAAATTAAAAAGAATTAAAGGAAATTTATATCCATCATCACAAAGGAAAATATATCATGGTTGGCATACTGATTATAATGAACAGCATACAGGATGTATATTTTATATAAACACTAATAATGGATATACTATTTTTAAAAATAAAAAAGTAAAATCTGTAGAGAATAGATTATTAATATTCGATGCTTCTATTCCACATAGAAGCACTACTTGCACTGATGTAAATTATAGAATAAATATAAACTTTAATTATGCAATATTGCCAGCTTGACATAAGTTCATAAATACCCATAGATGCATGGGTATAAGTGATTGACACTACGGCCAATGTTGTAATATCTAAGGCCAACGAAGTATTTTTAAAAATTGATTCGGAACCTCATATTGAGTATGAGTTAAGAGACCACTTTACCTTTGAGGTAGAGGGTGCAAAGTTCATGCCTCAATATAGAAATAGAAATTGGAATGGTGAGATACATCTTTTTGATATGAGATCTAAAAGGATCTATGTAGGTCTCTTATCAAAGATTATAGATTTTTGTGCAAAACATGATTATACTTTTAAGTTTAAAGATAATGAATATTATGGTATTCCTTTTGAAGTAAATGAAGGAATATCATATGCAGGTGTCAAAGATTATATGAATGCTATTTGCTCTCATGCTCCTCGTAAGTATCAAATTGAGGGAGTATACGATGCATTAAGACATAATCGAAAGCTACTGATATCACCCACTGCCTCAGGCAAGTCTTTGATGATTTACTCTCTAGTGAGGTATTATATAGATAAAGGCCAAAAAATTCTTTTAGTTGTCCCCACGACATCTCTTGTAGAACAGATGTATAAGGATTTTTTAGATTACGGTTGGGATGCTGAGTCATACTGTCATCGCATATATTCGGGAAAAGAAAAAACTAATGATTATCCTGTTACGATTACTACATGGCAATCTGTATTTAGAATGGAAAAATCATTTTTTAAAGATTATGATGTAGTTATTGGAGACGAGGCTCATTTATTTAAGAGTAAGTCACTAGTATCTATAATGACAAAATTAGAACATGCTAAGTATAGATTTGGTTTTACTGGTACATTAGATGGCACACAAACTCATAAATGGGTCTTAGAAGGATTATTTGGACCATCATACAAAGTTACAAAAACTGATGAGCTAATGAGACAAGGGCATCTTTCTCAATTAGATATACAATGTCTTGTGTTAAAACATTCTCCTAAGAAGTTTGAAACTTATAATGATGAAATTGAATATTTGATATCTCATGAACAAAGAAATAATTTTATTAAAAATCTTGCATTAGATCTTAAAGGGAATACACTCATACTTTATAGTAGAGTAGAAGCACATGGTAAAGTAATTTATGATTTAATAAATAACAATAAGCAAAGTGATCGGAAATTATTCTTTGTTCACGGTGGAGTTGATGCAGAAGAACGAGAACAAGTAAGAGAAATTACCGAAACAGAAAACAACGCTATTATCGTTGCCTCCTATGGTACATTCTCAACTGGTATCAATATTAAAAACCTCAATAATGTTATCTTTGCTTCTCCAAGTAAATCA